TTTCCATCACAGGACCTAAAATCGTTGATCTTATCCCACCTAAAAGGAAGTGCTGGATCTGGAACAGGTCGAATTGTCCAGACGCTATCTGTGAATTGAACGATGATCGTATCTTGTAGTTGCCTTGCACTGATGATTTGCTCGCCAGTTGGGGCATCAACGAATCCACCACCGCCAGGTGTGACATCATCCCAGTTTGATGGATCTTGTGCCGCACACCATCTGGCTCTCTGTGGAAATGTTGATGTACTGACAGCGTTGTTTTCAAATGTATGCAAACAGAGAAGTCTTTGCTTAATGCTGAATATCAGTTTGCAGCCATATAAAACAGTTGGTCCAGCAGCTCTGATCTGTGGTTGGAACTGTTCTACCCTAGCAGCCGAGGCATCATAATAGACTATTCCGTCAGTTCCTGGTGCTGCACCTCCAGAAAAAGCCTTACCATTGGTAACATACACCCTGTTTACGCTTCCCGCATGTTGCCAGTTGGCTGCCCAGATGTATTCTTCATCAGAAGATGTCCAAACGTCCGAGTCTGTTCTTAAAACGGCTGTGCTATCAAATAGATCAAGCGGATCGAATAGATTAGTAGCGGAGTTGTATATCGCAATTCTCTCAGTGTCTGAGATAAGAAGTTGTTTTGTATTATCAGAGCCTATGTAACGGAAGATTCCCATCATCCTAAGACCTGGGAAGGTTCCAAGATAGCCAGAACCTGCACCATAAGCACCTAGTGCCGTCCCATCAACCTGTGTTCCATCTAGATTTAACAGGGAAAATGTTGTTCCAGTTAGAACGTCGATGGTATATTTAAGGCCGTTAAGGTTTGCCCAGGTTCCCCCTGATAAGTATTGCAACGAGACAGTGTCGCCATCATTAAGGTCAGCAGTAGTAGTAACAGTAAACACCGCTGGATTTGCGTTTGTTGCAGCTGAAATAGGTCTTCCATGTACCATGTCCCCTAAAAAACGATAACCTGATCTTTTTTCTACATACCCGTGATGGATATGGCCATTTTCAATCTCCTTAAAAGCATCTTGCGGCAATAACCAGGGTTCAAGATCGGAATCCAGTCCTGTACCAAATGGTGCTATTAAAAAGGGCTGATAAGCCATTAACGACCTCCGCAGATCATAATAAAGAATCCGTGATTGGTTAGTCCCCCTTCACGCCGTGTTTCTATCCCAATAGTTGTTGGTGTTGATGCCACTGGTGCAGGTGCTGATGGCACATTCAATGCCCGTGCTGAGTTTCCAGAGGTTAAGGTTGTTCCTCTGACGTTTCCAACAACGACATAATTTCCGTTTTGGAGTACATCGGCATTGACATCGACGTTGTATTTTCCAGTTGCTGGGTGAGGTGTTCCAGAGGTCGCCATATTTTTACCGTACTGGAAAATACCTGAGCTATTGAAGTGAGCGTAAGCCACGATGAATTGACCATCTACGTAAGTAAGACCTGTCGTTGCATCTACATCGAAGGCCACACCACTTGTATTAACTTGTGTTGAAGTGCTACCTAAAGCACCTTCTTCTGTCAGCTGCGTAACATTAGCGGGATTCCTGTCGTCAATAACGAAAAGCTCAGTCTCTCCAGCACCATCCTGCTTCGAATACAAGATCATCGTATTGTCGGCCCGAGTCGGATCGTTTGAAATTGGGCCAGGAACTGCGTTACGTTCGATGAAGTTGACTTGCCAGTGTTTCAGGGAAATATCACCTTCTTCCAAAGCAGCAAAGTTATCAGTCAAGACAGTAGGATAGTTCCTAATCTTTGTTGTATTTGTAGGTAAAGTTTTATCGTAAGTCATTATTACCCCTTAAAAGTGTGGTTGGGCTCTTGTATTAAGCAAGTTTTGGTTAGTTCTTTTTAATACGTAAGCAAGTTGTTCTTTATATAAAACAGTTACATCACCGTAAGAATCCATTTCACCATAATCGGCATGAATATCTCGGGAAGCACCATAGGCAATACAAGGACCCCATTCATCAAGAAGCGGTTTGTCTGTGGCGTTAACGAATTGTGTTGCATTAGCTCCTGCTGCCGTTGTTACCAAAGTGTTGGCATAGGCTTTTGTTTTGAATCTGTAAGCGGTGTCAGGCACGGGATAGAATGTTAGTTGGTTGTTGTACAGAAGAACCGCAGTTGGTCGCCCTGCCTGGAATTGAATATATGATAGGGGAATATTTACCCCAGTAAGTGGTGCTGTGTTAAACGTAACTGTAACAGCCCCAGTAGCATAGTTAAGTGTCCCCGACCCTCCCAAGCTTCCTGTTAGGACCACGTTTCCTGTAGTATAAGTGGTATTTGTATCCTGAAATACTTCAACACCATCGGTTACGACCGTGCTTCCTGGAAGAATAGGGAAAGACCCAGCCGTAGAACTAAAGGCAACTGTTGCCCCGTCTCCTGTTGCTAAAGTCTGACGGTTTATGTTTTCAGGGTTATTATCAAAAAAGGATGATGGCTCCTGGTACCAAAGCATCGATAGATTATCAAGCGTGGCGGGTGGCTCGAAATTTACGTACCCCGTGGGTAAGGTATACTTCTGCTGGTTCCCGACTGTTAGGAATTCGTAATACGTATGTATTCTTTCTAACTTTAGCTCGGCAGGAAAGGTGTACTGGAAATACTTATTGATGTACTCGTCCAGTTGCTCGTTTGAAAGCTCTTGGGGGGAGTATCTTCCCGTAACCATTCTTACTTTACTTCTTATCTCGCTAAGCGTCCATTCAGCCATCATTAACCTCGTTAGTAGACTTCACGCATTTGGAAGCGTGATTTTTGTCCTTTAAGTGACTTTTCCATGCGACCTGTTCCATCTGGCTTCCATCCCCACATTGGCGTTGATTTTGCTTCGATATGACGGGCAACAAACCGAGGAACGGTATATTTGCCACCATGATCGAAAACAAAAGTATGCTTGTTGTGAGCATTACCATAAGTAAACCTTTGCTGTAACCCTGGCTCTTCAAGGTTGAAGAATTCATAATTCACCATCTCACGAAGGTGCTTTTCTTCTTTCTCAGAAAGCTTCTTGTTAGGGTCGCTAGGATCGATGATTGGCAATTTTTGCATCTTGCTTTCATCGACTTTAGATATAGTTGCTTGTGTCATATTCCATACTCCTAATTAAGGATGGGGACAATTTGTCCCCACCCATTTGATTACACGACAGATTCTTCGCCGTAAGCGATTGCCACCATTGACTCGGCATTTCCACCGACCGCTGATGTGCCGAGAGTAAAGCCACGAATAGCCTTGTTCTCGACAGGAATAGCAACGCCATCAGAATCGGAAACACGAATAACGTGTCCACCAGATACCCAAACGCTATAACCAGTCACTGAAGTGTCTTCCACTAAAGTGATAGTTGTTGCTGTTACGGAAGCCACCGTGAAAGTGTTATTCAAGCTGGCTGTTCCTGATCCATCATCTGCAACACCTGCAACCTTGATAGTGTCGCCAGCGGCGATACCGAAAGTTGCTGTGTCGTTTACAGTGATCACACCAGGGTTAGCATTAGTGAAAGCACTGATGGCTGGGCCATAAGCTGCATTCTGTGCTAAAGGTGTAACCCCGTTAGTTGTGACATACGCTGGAACTCCTACGTTAAAAATAGAAGCGTCAGCCATATCATCAGTCCATGCGAGAGCTGCAACAGTTGTAAGATTGAAAATTTCAATCTTCGCTGGTGCAAAACCGACATCGAAGTTTTTCGCTACTGCCGTTGCTGGGTTTGTCCAAGCAAATCGTTTAATTTGTGCCATTAGTCATCCTCCTATGAATGTGTTGCTTCAAGATTTAACATGAAGGCATCGTTCAAGATTCGGGCAACAAATGGATGCTGCCAGCCTACTGAACCACGCTGATGCAATGGATCGGCAGCCCCAGCAGAACCAAGCGGTTCAACATAGAACTCACCACTCTCAGAACCGAGGTGTACGACTGCGTACGCTTCTTTTCCGATGATGAAGTTGTTGTAGACAGGTGTAGCAGCAGATGTAACGCTTCCTACGGAAGTGTAAAGCCATCTCACGTTGCCTGTTGCACCCCATTCCGCATCAAGAACTGATTGCTGATTCGGGTAGTTAGCTGAGTGAATAAAGTTGGAAACTGATTCCAAGTCATCAAGCAAAGCTGTGTCGATGTATGCCCAGAAAGCTGGTCTCACAGGAGCTGTACCGAACGCATCACGTCCGACAACTACTTCAGAGATCATCTCGGCATCGTTGTTCAATAAAGTTTGAACAGCTGAATCGATATCTGCTTTAGTCAATTCTGTTGGTGTATTTCCGTTTACCCCGTTGCTGCACTGTAGCACTGAGCTAGTAGATGCAAGAACGTCTCGGGTAACTTCATCCATAGTCTGAGCCAAGTTTTGTGCAAGCAGACGAGAGGATTCGTTAAGAACTCTGTCTTCTACTGTCAATTCAACTTGGTTTGTGATGGTTACGAAGTTACCGTAAAAATCAACTCTGGCCTTGATGTCAGAAGCTGATAGTGGTGCCCCTGGAGGCGTGATCCCATCTTGAAGAGGGATCGGTACTGTAGCTAGTCGAGCGTATCTACGAAATACTATGGTGTCGCCCATTTTCTCTGGAAGCACACGCTTCTGAGCAAATTTTGTGTGGATAAGCTGCGGGTATGCAGTCATCAACAACAGGCGATCGTAGTATTCCCGTACGGCTGGAGGAAGTACAGCAACAGTTGTAATGTTAGCCATTTGTTATCTCCTAATAGTATCCCAAGTTCTTCTGGACCTGCTTTTTGAAGTCCGCATCACTCATATTTTTGTACTGTTTAGCTTCTGACATAGGTGTTGTCTGCCCTACACTCGAAAGTGATCCCGCCCTCTGGGCGTTTTGAACTATGCGTTCGGCTTCGGCATTTTTAGTCACCTTCTTGTGATTCTGTTTATAAGAATCACTGTTCTTAGCTAGGTAGTACGCAAGTTCAAAGTCCTGCGAATTCTGTAGCGTGCCCCTAAGACTTGGATTTTGTTTCAAAACTTCGGGTAAATACTTACTGACGACTTCTTGGTAATCGGGATACATCTGCGTCATTCGCAGCTCCTGAATCGTCATGTTGAATTCCTTTTCCTTCTTACCAAGGGCTTTTTTAAGGTCCTTGACAGTTAGAACGTCATCCTCTGACAATTCATCAAATTCATCCTTTGGCTGTGCTGCCTGTGGTTGACTTTGATTGGCTTGCATTAACGAAATGTGATCTCGCATCACCCTTAATTCGTCCTGTAGCTTCTGCCTCTCTGACCTCTCGGCTTGCAGTGCGTCTAAGGGGACCTGACGGTCTCCATGTGCATGCTCCTGTGAGGATTCATACTGGTCATTAGCTAGCGGAGCGGCGGCCTCCGTGTATTGATCGCCCGTGTCTTGTGGTTCTTCGCTCATAGCGTGTAAACTCCTTTAAATCGCCCGTAAGTCGGCGGCACTATTGTGTTACGTATGCTCCAGGTATCGAGGTGGTTTCCACGACCATCTCGTCGGCCTTTTGGGCCCCTAAAGCTAATAAGCCATCGTAATCAAACGGTCTCTGGGGCATATTTACGTCCCATTTGATCGCACCCGTTTGATTGTTAACCTCCGCTGTAATCATCCCGACCTGAGGAGCGGGCTTCTTCTTGTAGGCTTTGATGTGCTTCATCAAGGTTGGCTTCCCTTCGACATTAACCTTGGCTGGTTTGGCAAACAGAACTATCCAATAAGGGTCTCTCAGCTCCTTATTAGCATTTAAAATGTCCTGTATTACCTTTTCGTCAGCATCAATGATTGCGTCTCGGGTTTCTCCAGTCTCTTGTGTCATGTTTCTAGTCTCCTAGTACTTGTATTCGAAAGCTTTCTCAGGTGTACCTCTGTTCTCCATTGGTCTCCTTTGAACTCTTCCCATATCTTTTTTCTGGGCTGCAAAAGCGTTGCAGCTTTTTGGGCTTTTTTCATGTCCCATAACTCCAGACTTGCTCATACCCTTAGGCATTGCATAACCTTTATCTTTAGGCATTTGGAACCTCCACGTTTCCTTGTTGTGGTATCTCCCCTAGTAGTCCACCTACTTCGGGAGGATTCTGTTCAGGCAGATTTGCCCTTGCAGAAATTTGGACATCGTCTTCTTTGATCTGTTCTTCTTTTCCACGGTTCATCTCTTCCATCATTCGGACGATATTTATGTATTTGATCAGACGGTCATCAGACATGCTGTCCAACTCCTTCATGGCTCTCGCTCTCTGGAGTGCGGCATCAGCACGGTTTTCTACAGCGGCAGAAGCTCTCTCGTCTTCTAGTCCCATATTGGCAACAGCTCTGGTGAAACGCTCCTTAGACAACGCAATATCCGAGATGGCTTTCGCTTGTGATGCCTGGCTCTGTGTGTGTAGAACCTGAGCTTGGATTTGTTGCTGTTCTTGTGCTTGCTGTGCTTGCTGTTGTTCAAGCTGTGCAAGTTCTTCGACGTACTCGGACTTGCCTTGGATTGGTGCCGCTTTCGCAAGCATTTCACCAGTGACAGGAGCACCGAGCTGCTTAAGATCGACAAGTTGTCGGAAATACATCTGTCTTTGTGTGTCTGTTAGGATTCCTTCTTGGACCGTGACATCATATTTAGTGAATTCAGGGTCATAGAACTGCTGTGTTGGTTCTTCATTCAGGATGCGGGAAACCTTCTCTGGCTTCCAACGCTGGATAAGCTTAAGAACCTTCTTGCTCACGCATTTCTGGCTAAATCTAAGGTTATCCATGATTTCTTGAAGATTTATGATCGAAGCCCCTTGACGAAGCATCATCATCACGCCAGACTCACCTGCATTCTCCGTCTGACCAAATGCGGCATCATTGATACCAGCGATTTCGACCATGTCTCGGTCAAAAAGCTCCTGTAATTGGAACATCGATGGTGGGATCTGAGCTGGTGGGATTTTCTCGATTGCTCCAGGGGGAGCGTCTTCCCTACGCCAAATAACCTTGCCTTGTGAAGATTGGAATAGACTTCTAGGATTGATTACGCTATTCTCGTTAGCAATCCAGCCAGAATTAATCTGGGAATCTAAGATATCGGACATCTGGGATCGGCGTTTGTTCGCTTCGATCGGCGGATCGACCATGCAACGGGTAAGTGACTGCACTTTTAGGCCCCACTGATCAGATTCTGGCTCGAAAATAGCAGTGAATGGAACAAATGGGTATTCATCCAGTTCGTATGGGTTTACCTCGGAACGCATGACTTGATCATTGACGATCACGTGCATCTCGATGTAACGCTTAGGACGTTGGATTACCTGCAATTCAGGGAATTTCTTAAGGAGCATTGGGATAGCATCGTTCTCCTTCTCGAATTCCATGGTTTCGCCTGTCTCCATGTTGACTAACATCGGGACATTCCGCCACTTCTGCATGTACATCTCGTTGTACGCCATCAAGTCTTGGCCATTAGGCTGACGTTGGTACGGCAACCACGTGAATTTATCGTCACGCTCGTAACCATGACGGTATAACGAATACACTTCCTTTTCCTGGCCAGGTAGCAAGGAAGCTACATGGTCAGCATTCAGATATTTCCTTCTTAGGATGTATCCGCAATCCGACAAATCAGTCTTAGTTAGGTAGGGATCAAGGATAAATCCGTTATAAGGTTCTCTGCCGAATTTGATATCGCCATTTATGGGGTCGTCTCTGTAATCCACCCATAGACTCATCAAGTTCCATCCAGTCTTTAACGCTCCACCAAAACAATCGGAGATAGTCTGGTAACCTTCCCCTGAGTTCATGGTATAAAGAAGGAGCTGGGACAGCTGATCGGCAGTTTTCTGGTCTGAATTTTCTATTGGGACAACGACAGAGGATTGGCGGTGTTTACGTTGATATCCCGTAAGCATGTTGATGTTTCTTCGTACTCGGTTGAATACAAAAGTGGAGCGTCCTTCCTGGAATAATTCACGCTTTTCACGTTCATTCCATTGGTCGCCTAGATAGAAGCGTAAATCTCGTTCTGCTTCTGGAAAGAAAGGGTCCCACGCCGTATAAGCTTCGTTATAATACGTGTCGAACTCTTGAATGATATTAAGATCGTCGGCCATCGCACCCCATTCCATAGCGGTTTTTTACTTTCCACCGCTCTGGAAAGGGT